GAACCAATCTGAACAGAGTCACCGCCGTTATCATTTAAGTCCGTCTCTTTCTTTAGCTTAGATGGCGAAGTGACATCTTTTATCCATTCAACTCCAAGGTTAATTATGTCTGCTAATTTCAGCTCAGCCTTTACCTTAATTTTTGAGGAGCAAACTTTTGTAGAATTTTCTTCCTTATCAATCTCGCCAGACTGCTCTACCTTTGCAAAACGAGAGTTGAGCATATCGTAGTGGTCAAATACTTCTAATGGAGATTCGCAGGCGTGAAATCCTCTCTCACAGCACGCAATTCTTCCGCTCATTTCATACTCTTTGCCAACCTCGTACTGAAATCCTCTACACTTCAAGTTCTTGTCAAAGCCTTTGTAGGCGATAATTTTCTTTTCCATATTGATTTGGTTTAGTTAATCTTTATAATTATCCTCGAAGAGAGGACACCTCCCAGTTTCTTCTTGGAACTTCTCCTGCACCCACCACATATAAGCATCGGGAGGGTCTGGAATATACCGCTTGCAGTAGTTTCTTAATTCACATCCCACGCCCCTGCAATAGGCGTAATCTGCATTGATATTATTCGACATCGTTACTTTCGGTTTGAGTCACCCGTTATCGTTACTCTTCTTGTGATAGCGTGAAGCCTATCAACCACTCTGTCTCCATACTTAGCTTTCAAATGGTCTTCGTCTAAGTTGGTAGAGAACATCAGTAACTTGCCGTCACGTTCCGCTGCATCAACGAGTTCTGCAAATGGCACTCGCTTGTTTCCGTAGATATTTGAAACGTCCTCTGTGCCCACGTCGTCAATGTAGATAATGTGATATCGGATAATATCATCGGGTGACTTGTTTAGTTCATTTGCCGTGCAGATTGTTACCACCTTGCGGTAGTAGTGATAGAGAAGTAAAGGAATAATCCTCATACCTATCAGCGATTTACCAACACCGCAATTTCCAACAAGCATTAAGCCTTTACCTTTGTTATCAGTGAGCCACTGAACTATCTTCTCATAGTCAGCGTTCCACTTTGCAGCATCACCGCAAAAGTACTTTAATCCTCCTTTAAGGTGCGTTCCTGCATTTGGTATGCTAATTTGCACCTTGTCGGGCAGTGACTTATACGTTGTATCTCGTAACCGCTCAATGGCGGTTTTGAAGTCTATTTGTTCCATTTACCAATCACTATCTTTATCGTAGTTCATTTCAGATGATTTAAGGGTAGTGGTACTCTTTTGTACTTTTTCCCTACTTGCCCACGTCTGCAATCGTTTTGCGGTTTCCCACGTCTTTTCAAGTTCAAAGCGCATCTTGGTTCCTGATTTGTTCTTTTCAGTCCAATAGTTGAAGAAAGCACGTATCATCGTAGGCTCATAAGTGCCACCACGTGAAGAAACAAAAGGGATAAGGCTCTTTTCAAACGCTTTCTCACGCTCTTTACATTTTGCTTGTAAGGACGTTAAAACCTGCTTTGATTGCTCGTTGGTTTTCTTCTTGCCAAAGCGATAATCATCACACTTATTCACCACAAAGAATGTCCCTTTCGGGTTGGCAATCGTGTCTATATCTCCTTTGTTAGCAAGTGAGGATAAAACATTCCTACAAGTTTGTAGGGACAATCCGCAATCATTTGCAAGGTTTCGATAGCTCGTTCGTGAAATGCCGTCATCGTCAGCCCCCACGATTAGCCGTAACATTACAAGCTGCTCGTGGGGGGAGTATCGAATGGTAAACTTGTCATCAAGTTTTATCATATTTTACAAGGTGTCATTGGATTTATCTTCGCACAACCTATTCTGTTTTTGAAATGTTGGCATTTAATCGGTGTCTTTGCCACATTCCGCTCTTTTGTTATAGTACACTCAGAAACAATAGGGTTGTGAGGAGCAGAGCGCATCAAATATGCAAATTGACATTGGAAGCAAGTGTGAGTTTGTACAATTTGTTTCTTACTCATTGAAAAAGAACATTAGTTAATTGTTTGCCATTACTGAACACCGCCCACTTGCCTTTGCCGTTGGTATCAATGAGTTTCAAGTCCTCAACCTTACCAAATCGATTGATGTTTCCACAAAGGTCTACAAACCACGCTTGTTTATCCTTATATGGTCGTATCTCCCTACCTACTATCTGATAATACATAGCAAGCGACATTGTAGGGCGTGCCATAACAACAGTATCAAGTTCTGGATAATCAAAGCCAGTTGTCAATACTCCTACATTCACAACCACCTTTATTTTGCCGCTCTTGAAGTCGTTTAATATGCGTTCACGTTCTGTCTTTGGTGTTGTTCCAGATACCATTTCACAGCAATCAATGCTTTGTGTCAGCCGTTCAGCTTCTTTCAGAAAGCGAGTAAAGACTAATATACCTTTTCTTGCTCCGCCACGTTTTGGGCAAAGTAACCGATTAACAATACTGACTAAATAGCCGTAGAAGTCAATTCTATTATACTCTGCCTCTACTGATTTATCTGTATAATCAGCACCAGTTGAGTTTGCTTGCAGGTTGTTCTCATCCCACCCTAATGGGTTCATTTGGAAGTAATCTATCTTTGAAAGAAAGCCCATATCAAGTAAAGTCGATATTTGCACTTGATAAATAACCTTTGAGAATATCAGCGGACGGGTACGAGTAAGGAACTTTAGCATTGCGCCAAAGCTGCTTGAACTTAATCTGTAAGGAGTGGCGGTAAGCCCTAACACCTTGCACCCCGTGGCGTGGATAAATTCTTCATACATACCACCTTTTGCGTTGACAAAGTGGCACTCATCTATGATTACGTTATTGAAATGCTGAAAGTCATCCGTGTGTCTTATCACGCTGCCTATCGTTGCAAAGGTGATACGGCTTATATTCTTTGAATTGAATGAAGCCGAGTAAACAGAGCAGTCAAGCACACCATAGGAGCATAGTTTCTTATAGTTCTGTTCAAGTATCTCTTTTGACGGCTGAAAGACAAGTGTATGTCCTTGCAGTCTGTTAGCAATGTCAGCTATCACCAATGATTTCCCACTATTGTGGTGTATAAAAAACTGATTATCACAGTACAGATGATTTCCGTCAAGCGTGAATCCGTAATAATCACCTTGTCCTATATACTTCACAGAGAAACCTGTAACAAGAACACTTTTCTTCTGTCCTCTCGGTTTTCCTTTCCTAATCGCCACTTTTGTAGGTATGGCATCAAGTTCTCCGCTGATTTGCATACGATAGTATGTTTCACCGTTTACAACCTTTGGAGTTCCTATCATTGCATAAAACCCGAGTGAACGACAAAGGAAAACTATATCTTCGGACAGTCTTTTTGATTTTGAACAATATTCAAAGATATTTTTTTCTTTGCTATACCAAGCATCTGTATCAAGTAATCCAGCAAGAAGTTCTAATCGATTCTCCTTAGATGTAATCTTGTATTGGTGCGGAATAAACTTAAAAGCGCAAGTAACACGGAGTAATCCAAGTTTTTCAAAAGCATTCTGCAACACATTTCGATGCTTTTTCCTATCTATAATATGATATGTATGCGCTTTGTTCGCTCCGCCTTTCCAATCGTCTCTAATGTGCATTGATATGCTTTCTGCGAAAGAATAAAGATAATCCTTTACTTCCTCTCGCATAGTAGTAATATTCACACTGCCGTTTGAAGAACTCCCATCGCCCAAATAAAGTCCCAAAAAGTAAGGAGATAAAATCAACTCTTCATTGCTTTTGAACTCTATAAAAGATGGTCTGTGCAATTTGTGAAGATGCTTGTAATTTTCACTTGTTTGCAGATATTCATCTACGGTAATCTCGTCTATTCTTGGCTTGCAACTTGGAAATTGCTTCCCCTCGTTGGTTTTATATAATGATAAGATGTGTCCTCCGTTTACAATAAAGCTATCACCCTTGATAGGGGTAATCTGATACATCTTATCTACACCTCTATGAAGTTCCAGTACTTCTCTTGGCGAGCCATCATCGCCAAGTAAAAAATCGCCTATCTCCACATCTTCGACGGCTTTCAATGTGCCGTCTGACATAATAACTTTTGAGCCTTTTGCATGGCAACCCGTAGGCAACACCATTATAGCGTTATACTTTGCCTTTTTGTCATTAAAAAAGGCTACCGCAGTATCGGAAGCCTTTTGTTGGTAGTCACGAAGTTTATACATCATATCCTTATCCCTTTCTCATCACTCAATTTCTTGACTAATACTGAATAATACTTAATCAGCTGTTCAAGTTCAAAGCAAGACCACTTCTTTGTCTGATGTGCCTTGACCTCTAACATCTGAAACCGCTGTGTCCCTATCTTTCGGATAAGGTTCTCACGATACCCGATAAGGTGGTCAGCACTGAAACGATTGCAAGCCCTGCATTCGCTTGAAACGTTTTCTTCATCGAAACGAGTACTCATATGTCTGCGGCTATGGTAGTGTCCTGCATCTGCTTGCTCGTATGGCTTTATCTTTCCGCACGATATACACCTGAATGTGCCGTTAGGGAAAGCATCTCGCAATCTGATATACTGACTAAATACCTTATCCAGTTTCTTAACCAAAGTTGATTGGCTTGCTTGCCGTTTCTTTGGTTTGTCTGTTTTCTTTTTCTTCAAATAATACATAGTCAATGTAGGCGGATTCGAACCACCTCTGACAGAACCAAAATCTGTTGTGCTACCATTACACCATACATCGGAGTGCCCCACCGCTGTGAGGCTGTGAAAATAAACTATTAAGTTATGAAATTACAACTACTGCGCTTTGGGCAGGACTCGAACCTGCATGAAATATATCAAGTGTTAGCCGTTACCAACTAAGCGTTGCACAAGTCTTAATATTTTCACTTGATTTATAGGAATATACCATGTTAGAGGTGCTTACACGGCTTCTGTTGTAATGGTCTCGTCCATATTCCCTTCTCACCGACTTAGTTTAGCGTCTACCAATTCCGCCACCAAAGCAAGTGTGGGGACGCTTCCCCACTGAACTATAAAATTCCAATTATGAAACCCTCACGGGTATTATTCTTTATATTTCCAAATAAAACCCTTACTTTTTTTTGTCTTACCTATAAGACACTGCCTTATCGCAGAGGGGGAAATCTCTAATGCTCTTGCGGCATCAAGTATTCTGTCCCATTCTCGTATAAATGCTCCATGTAAATCACATTGGATTATAGGTCTTCCTTTATGTTTTAAATGAGTGATTTTACACAGAGTATATCGCCATATATAACCACCTGCTTTTATTGCAAGTCCTCTACAACAACTACTAATTTGAGACGAGGTAATATTATATTCACGGGCAGCGTCTGACATACAGTCCCATTTCCTTACAAACTCTCCTCGTAAAGAATATTGATAAACTTCTCTATGACGACAAGCATCTATACCCAATTTGCCACCTCTTGCTTTCTTTGCAGCAATAAATTTATTCTCAATAGTTTTAGGATTGTGTTGGTTTTCCCATACTGTTACCCATCTAAGATTGGAAACTTTATTGTCTGTTCTAATCGTGTTAATATGGTCTATCTGCGGCTTATTATGTGGATTAGGAATAAATGCAGGAGCCACAAGTCTGTGTATCTCTATGTTTTTACCACATATATTTACAGAATAGTACCCATTTCTTTTAAGTATAGGCTTCAAAACTTTAATATTAGTTTCCTTACTTCCAGCATACTTCAAAGCGCGTACATTCCCTAAATTTGAAACTTGATATAAGCCTTCAAATCCAATTACATCCTTCCATATTTCTTTCATATCCTACGCATTTATGAGATTTAGCAAATCATTGATGCAATCAATGTGAGGATTATCTGAATGATAATTCTCTGAAAACGCTATGAAATCATCTAATAAGTTGTGGGATAAAATGAAATGGTATGCCGTATTTTTGGCATTTTTCTCCACTTCAAATTTCTTGTAAGGTACAGTTTTCGCACTGTTAGGCGCAAAGTTTAAGGTACTATTCTTCCCTTTTACTCCGTTTCCGTTGGTCTTTGGCATTGAACGAAAATTGAGTTATAAAATAGAAAAGGCTATCGCCCCCTGTTCTCGCCAAAGACCGACACTGCATTATGATATAATGAGCATCCAAAGGGATTGATAGCCTAATATCTATTATTGATATTACCAATAAGCACGATAAATGCCCATCTATCACTTTGCAAAATGTCTATGTCTTTGGCGAAGACAATGCAAAGATAACTCAATTTATTCTAAATACCAAACTATTTACAGAAAATTTTTATCCCGTTCTATGCAGATTTCCATCTGCTGAATGAGTATTGCTTCATCTGCCGATGGTATGTATATACCTGCTTCTTGTGCAGCCCAATTTCTGAACCTTTCTATTGATAAGCTAAACTCACTTGTATCGAGGTCAGCACTGCTTCTAAGCACCTTTATCCTGCCTAAGTACTTATCTTCCTTTTCTCGGATAAACAAGTCAGGGTTTACAAGTTTCTTATAATATTGCTGCTTAACCCATTCAAGTGTATTACCTGTTTGCGCACCAAAATAAGCAAGGATAACGTGCAGATACTTATTCTGTGGTAAACTTCTTCTTGGCTTTTTCTCGGTCAAGTCTACGATTACCCCACTCTCGGCTAACTTCTTAGCACGAAGCAGGAAGTTAGCCTTATCAAGTGGGGAAGAAAGATTATATATCATTAGAATGGTGTATTATCTTCCTGCGGTGGATAATATGGTTGTTGAACAGGCGGTTGTAGTGTCTGCGGCTGTGCAGGCTGATACACCTGCTTTGGTTCAACCTTGTACCCACGAATAGACGTGAAAAAACGTGTCTGTCCGTCTTTCTCATATTTCGTTCCTTGTAGGTCAAATGACACTGCCACAACATCACCCATCTTCAATTGGTCTAACAGTTGACAATTATCACCGCTAAACTCAATAGATGGGAAGTTGTCGTAACCACGCTGCCCTGTAAGACCATCGAAACGAGTAGCATCTAATACTAATTCTCGCTTATAATATGTCTTACTGCCGTCTTTTGACTTGATTTCATTAGTGTCGCTAATTTGGAACACTCTACCGATAATTTGATTTGCCATTGTCTTATCTTATTTGTAATGATTCACTAATATTTGTTATCTTCATGCAAGCTGCATACGCTTCGGGATATTCCTCCTTGAGTTTCTTCTTGTCTATATCCTCACGGGTGCTTGCTGCCTTGCGTGATAGCGTGATGTATTTGCCCTTGTAGGTTTTCACATCGTTATCTTGCATGAGTTTTAATAGCCCTTGCGAAATAGTTTTCTTCTGTGCCTCAAGCTCTTTTATCTGCTGTACGAGCGTATATACCGCCTTTTCTGCCTGCTTGATTTCAGACGGCATATTGTCCGTCCTGCCTACTGGGGTATTGAATTTACGCCCCTCAACTTCGCATTGCAGCAAGTCTTTAATGGTGTCGAATTCGACACGTTTTATCTCTGTGAACTCTGACTTGTCATCACGTAACCAAAGCGCATAGAGTTTGCTTACCTTTAACTCGGGGTTTTGCAGCTCAAAGAGATAGGCGTATATGCTTAACTGCCATCGCACGTACTCTTTATCAAGCGTGTAAGTGGTTTTGATATCCGTTAAGAAAATATCTTCACCCTTGCACAATACGAGGTCTATTGCGCTCGCAAAATGTTCTCTGTCCGTTACGATATACTCATTTGCAAGTGTTGTGAGTTCATTCTCTCGCTTGATACGCCTGTAACTCTCAAGTTCAGGAGTGGTGTCTTTTGGCTCAAAACCTGCATCGAATAACTCGATACTCTCATGTACCATTGTACCACGTTCAGCAGCTTTATCAAGAATATATTGCGGAATGTCCTTGTACATATTGGGGAATAGCTGAGACTTAATCATCCCAGTTATCCCCTTTAATGCTATCCCATTCAGTGAATACGTGTGCTCTTCTTGATTGAATGCCACTTGACTATCTACTAACTCTATCATAGTAATTCTTTTTTACGTGCGCTAACTGCACCACTAAATATTGGGTTAGACTGATATGCCGAGCACTCGTGCCATATCTTACTCAACTCGTCCATATTTCTTGTAGCTTTGATATCTGCAAGAATTAACTCCAGATTAGGGTCGGTTGACTGTGTCGGAAGAGAACCATTTGCAGCCTGTTCGTTAATGGCGTTCTTTGTGCCGAGGTCTGCACCCTTTGAGAAGTAAATATCAGCAGCCACTCCAATAGACTTCATAGCAACAGAAAGGGCATCCGTTAGAGCCATTTTGTACACTTCATCAGAAACGTATGCGCCATTTCTTTCCATAGCCACGAATGAAGCGCCTCCTGTGCCAGGGATAGCATCGCTCCATTCGCCATCAACCTTTATAAACATATTGATGTTACAAAACCCTTTGATTTCGTTGCCGTATGTTTCTGTCCATTGCTTGGTTATCTCGTATTTCCAACCGACACCGCAAACGCCAAATGTATCAGTCATTGCAAGAATACGCCATACGGGGTTAACGTCAGACATACCCTTTAGCCTACCTGCGTTTATCTGCTTTAACGCATTATCGGGAACTTTACGAACTTTATTGAATATGGATAAATTAGGGTTATCCATAAATTCCTTATCATTCTCTTCTTTCATAATCACTTAGCTCATTAGTTATTATTAATCGGTTTAATCTCATTGTCGCAAATGCTTCTTGTATCTCTTTCTTTGAGTAATATAAAGGAGAGTTTACCGCATCACCCTTGCGAGCATGGATTAGCCCTTGTTTCTCTAATTCTTGAAATGTCTTAAAGTCTATCTTTCTGAATTTAAGCCACTTCTTGACTTCTGATTGCCTTAATCTATCCTGCGGTGGGTCATAATCTTTGATAGCAAGGTTATATCCAACATGGACGAAATCAGCAATGATACCGCCCAATTCAGAAATAGTAAGATTATTCATTAATATCTCTGAATGATAGTTATATGCCCTACCTTCTCTTTCTTGGTAGTGGCAAATTTATTATTCATAGGGTCGCAACCCTCATAACGGTTTTGCCTTGTGCATTCGGTAGTTACTGAATTGGCAGTGTAGCAACTCAATGGGACATGTAGCTTATTACCAGCCCCGATGTGCTTGAATAGTCCAGTAATACTGTACTTTCTATCTTTTAGTGTTCTTTCCATATAATTATTTTTTTGTTTCGTGGGCATTGAGGACTCGAACCTCACTCACCTACCATAGATGCCCTTAAAATCCTCACTATTCTCACGAACCATGAGGAGTGACCATGATTAAAACTACTAACCTGATTATAACTTAGTCCCCACGTATGGAATCGAACCATACACATTGCGTTAAACGCCCTTTGTGGGATAAACCCTACTATTCTCACGAACCGTAGGTAAATCATTAATAAGAATTCAAATATATTACGAAATAATACTATTAAGAAAATCAAAATTCAACTTCTTCGACTGATACTCTTTCTTGAACTTTTCAGCTTCAATCAAGAAATCCTCTTCTAACGCCTTCATGTCTTCGAAAATATCGAAAAGACTTCTATTATCGTCTGCCATACTCTTCTTTAAATTGGTTATACACATCTTTAAAACTATCTCTTGCCT